GAGGTAAATAGGAGCAATCGTACTTGTACTAATGTAAAAATCTCCTTGCAATCCATTTGGTCTAATTTCAAGATACCAATTCTGTGCTTGAAGGCCCTGTGAGGGATTTTGTAAACCAATACCACCGAGAGTCCAATCTGTTGTATTTGTGATAGGTAGGTTATCAGGAGTCAAATAGGGGTTATAGATAGGGGTTGGGTTTGATAATGTGTTGGGAGAAAACATATCAATAACGAGCCCAAGATACATTCCAATTCATCGTAAGGGTATATAAATTAGTTTTAGGTATAGAAGGAGAGCAGGAAAATTGATAAGTACCATGATTTGTTTGTATAGTGTAAGCAGATATACCGCCAGATAAATTAACTTGCGACAAATTAATAGTACAAGTCATAGGCAGAGTATAGGTGCCAGGGGAGTAAGTTCCTATAATTGTTTGACCTTGTATAAGGTCAGAAGATCCTGTAGGGAAACCCGTTAAAGGACCTAACACACCATTATATCCAGTGAAGTAACCATTAACGCCATAATTGATATCAAAATAAACATTGAGGGCAAAATTAGGAACTGTTCCCGTAATAGCTCTTAAATAATTACCTGTATAAGTAACCCCACTAATATTAAAGGAATATGGATTTGTGGTAAGATCAAGATATAGGCGCATCTCATGATATACAACAAGAGCATCGCTACTTGTAACAGTAATAGTCCCAGGACTACCACCTACAATAATAAGGGCGTGTGTAAATAGTTGAGGTTGTGTATCCGTTTGTATAGTATTTCCGATACCAACCTCAGCAATATTACCTACCACAGCACCAATTGCAAAGTTGTAGGTACGTATACCTGACCAATAGGCGGGGGGGCCCGCAACATATTGGGAGGAGGAAAAACCATAGACATTATTACTTGTGGAAGGGGGAAACATCGCAAGGAATGATGTAAGTTGTGTGTCCGTAAATGCAGGAGTTGTTGTGCCTGTACCAACCCCACAGTGTGTACCTAGGTATTGTTGACCAAAAGAGACATTATAGTTTGGAGGGACTGACCCAATCCAATCCATTCCTTGATTTGTTATAAGGTTGGGAAACCAACCCGTATCATCTTCCGTACCATCCTCATGCTTTACGCAGATACGAAAATACCCCTGCATTTTTGTCTCAGTATTTATATTCACACCAAGGTTCCGTTTTGTATACTAATACTTGCAATGATATTGTCGGAGGGAATGTTATATGTAATAAGTGTGGCAGCAACAATTGTACCATTCAAGATAGCAATACCGGTCGTTATGCTTTCAGGACCATCACTGTAAGATATGTAAGATTGATATATAAGAGTACCATTACCCATCTGAATGCTTGTAGTAAAGGCATCTAGGGGGTATATGTAATAGTATTGTTGATAGGTTAGTACACTTGTATTAATAATAATGGAGGTGGTGATTCCATCCTCCGTTTGCAACACACCAAACAATTTTCCATTATTAATTATCGGAGCATTGGCGATAAATGAATCCGATAAAACATAAGGGTATAGGGTAGATGTTTCAAAGATGTTTGTAAATTGTGGTGTTGCATTCCCCTCCTCCGGAAGGATAGCAAGTCTTGTTACTTTGTTATATTTATTATTGAGGGAAGTAACTACATCAAAATAGATTTCATATATTGTGCCTGGAATACCAAGGCGAATACGTTGTTCAATCCACCCTGCATGTGCCGTAATACCTTGATATAGCAAGGAGGAAGGGGAGGGATCCGACCCGCTGAATACTGTCACCGAGACAGTATAACTAACAAGTGTCTCCCCCACAGTAAGAACATCCCGAAAATCTCCCACATAAGAGATTGTCTCCACGCGTGTTTTACTATCGGAGGTATACAACACAGCTAGTAATTCCCGCCAGGGGTAATTACAGCGAGGCGTCCCTCCTTACTATAGTTATGGCTGTTTGACCCTGTAACTACGCAGGTCAGAAGGTAGAGATTTCCAACAACACCAGCAGAGATAAGGGCAGAGACGGTTGTTGAGGTGTTGGTGATAGCACCGACCATTGTATTTGGGGAAGGATCAGTGCCACTGACCACAGAACAGACAACGGCGCTACCCGTCACAGTTTCACCAAACTGTAACTTATCTTTGAAGTCGAATATGTAGGATACCGCCTCAGCGGGTGTCTTGCTCGGTAATTGAAGGAGGGTCATTTCTTCTTACTCTTCCCCTTCTTCCCCTCTTGAGAAATGGGAAGACCCATCGCCATTCTCTTGTGCTGGTTGATTAAGGGAGAATCCTTCATCTGTTGTTTGGGCTTGATATGTGCCATTCTCATTTCTCCGAGTCTCAATTGTTTTGGTTACACCGCCTTGCAAATACAGCAGGCGTTCGGCGAGGCGTGCAAGACGATCATTTGTATCAATTATTTCCTTCGGTATACTACTACCACTACCAATTCTTTTCGTGGCTTCCATCTGCAACCGTGCTGCCGCTACCCTCTCCTTTGGGCTACCATTTGCCATCACCTCACTAATAACTTTCACAGATTGCACAAACATTGCATCAAGTTGAAGGCCTGCCGCTTGGCACATTTCTGCAATGTATTCCTTCACCAAGGATTGTTTCGACAACATGGTGATATATTCGGGGGTACAGCCAACAACATTGGAAATAGTGCGACGGTCAATTCCCTGAGCCAACATAGCACATACCTGCTTATGCTTCGGCTTCAATTCCTTCATTTGCCAACCTTGTGACTCCTCTTGTTCCTCAAGAGGTTCCTGTTGTAAGATAGCATTCATACCTTATATCGTCCAATAGGGCGGGCTGTCTTTGCTGCAACTCCTTTGGCAACACGAACCCTTCCCATTGAAGGGGCATGCATCTTCGCAAATCCCTCATTAATCTTCGCAACGTGTTGTTTTGGCACCGCCATCTTTGCAACCTGGAAACCTTTAAAGACATTACGCATTTTCTTCCTCCTCCTTCCCTTCACAGGAATGTTCCAGGTACATTGGATCCTCCTGCAATTGATCTTGAACACGGCCCAACTCCTCCCTCTGTGCTGGGGATAGGAGAGATTGCAGGTATTCAAATTTACTCTTCATCTTCATATGTATAGGTAAAAGGAGAGGCAAGAGAATCGTAACACAAGGCAGCAGAGAGAGCAAGAGGATTCGTAGAAACACTGACACTTCATACAACAATAATACCTTCAACAAAAGAGACCGAGAAGATAATATACCAAGAATTTGAAATATTCCGCAGGTGGAGGAATGTCTTTACGATTTTTTCGCAGTCACACGATTGCCTCCGCCACATGCGAATAATTCGCATTACCTTTGTGGAATGGTTATCGTTTCGTGCAAGGAATAATTCTCAATCATGCATGTTATAATACTGGACGGTTTATTATATTATTCCATGAGATATACTGATCGGTTCAGTATTGAAATAGGATGGATACTATAATGTACCGTGCAGTATAGTAATGAAAATAAATTGAAAATACTTTGAACTATTCTCGCCCGCTATTGTCTATCTATCTGTAACAAGCGAAACGTGCACGCTCATATGCACGATACGATTGGAGATTAAAAACATGAACAACACGAATACGAAAGCGCGCTGCAAGGTGAACAATGTTGTGTACAAGTCAATTGTGACGATTGATTGGACCGATTGCACAATCGAAGATGTGCAGGCGTTAGCCAGTCAGAAGCTGGTGAATAAGGTGCAGACGGAGCAACGCGAAGCGGGTGTTGCGATCCCCGAGGCGTATACGATCAAGGCTGCCGGGTACAAGCAGGGAATGAGGAAGGCGGCCCAGACACCCGAACAGATCATCGCTTCTCTGTCGGAGGAACAGTTGATTGCACTGATGAAGTCTCGCGGTTTAATGTAACAAGTGTTGGTAGAGTTATACGCCTTCCCCTCTTAAAGGAGGAGGGCGTATATCTATACAAGCAATTTTTAAAAAATAATTTATTATAATAAACCTCGTAACAAATTGTTATGGGGTTTTTTAATTTGTCGGTATTTTGTGTCAAATGTACTATGTGTCAAATGTGAATAGTGAATGTGTCAACCGGGCATGGGCTCTTTTGAAAAAATAAAAAAAACATATATACCCAGTTGACACACACTTCACTACGCACACTTGCTACACGTTCACACATTCTCTATACTAGACGTGCTGCAATCAGCAGCTCAGCAGCTCAGTCAGGCAGCACACATGAAACCTACACAGGAACAAATTGAACAGCATTTTGCAAGGTTGGGACAAATTAATACTTTGATCGGGGAGTGTACTGATTTTATGCCTTGGCATGTGGAGAATATACACATGTATAAGGTGCACGGAATGTTTGCTAGATTGCCGAAAAGGATGGAGGACATTAATAATGCCTGTCAGAAAATACTTCTAAGGGGGGAGAAGGAATGAAGGGAGGAACAACAGCACATATTCGTATCTCCCCCTCGGATTGCCTATCAACACTGGATGTGTTGGAGGCAGCAGGTGTTAATACGTCAGGTATGTCTTTTGCATCCTGTGTTTCTCTTGCCTTCTCCTCCTTACTAGGAATGGCCCGACAAGCGAAGTTGATTGAGGAACCAGACACCTTTCAATATTTGAACAGGATGCAACCTTATCTGGGAACGGGGAATAATAAGAGGAAACATGACATTACAAGGAATTTATATGAACGATCACAGCACGGCTCACTTGCCGTGATGCTACCCTCTGTTCATGCATCTACACAGGGCGAGGTGATAGAGGAACAGGCACTTCGTGAATTGAAGGATCGCTTCTCCCGATTGAATGACCGAAAGGAGGCAGATCTTCCCTTAACGGTTGAGGAGGAGAAGGAATGGCAGCACGGCTTCTCCATTCTGTATCCGGATGGTTGATACAACCGAGCATTGCGAGGGACGCATACGCTTCCAATATAAGGTAACAAAAGATAAACAAAAGTAAATTGAACTTTTCACATGTTTGATTGTCTAACACTATGTATGACAACGATTGAAAATATTGAGAGGGGTAAGGCATGCAACTTCCCGCAGCAGAACAGTTCACACTGTTTGTTACGAGGAACAATGGCCACGTTCTCGTCAAATTGACATTGTTGAATGACCGCCCCTCCCTAGATTTCATACATACAGCCTTCCTACACATTGTGACGGAAATGTTAGAGAGGGTGGAGTTTCTGCCGGACGGGAGTGAAAGGTGTATAACTGTTACAGATATATTAACGTATATTATTTCTAAGAACCTACAATGGGCAGGATTGGAGGGTTGAAGGCAGATGAAAACAGTTATTGTTGATGGGAGTTTCGAAATGAACGAAATAATAGGGAATCAAATTCGTGTATATCAACTGAAGGTATGGCGGCAAGCATTAAAGTTGGAGTCTCTCGGCATGACTCGACGGGGTCCTTCCATGACAAGCATTCTAAAGAAGAGATATGGATTAGGAAGGAATGAGTCAAGGGAAAAGGTGTTGGAAATACTTGAAAAGGAAATAGAGGAGCAAGTTACATGACAACCGACGCGCAAAGGAACATACAATCGACGAGACGGGCTGCCTGCCGAACAGGCAACCCTATCAAGGAACAACCGATCAAGTGTATTGTGATGCCCGGCTACTCACTCCTTCCTTCCCAACATAAGGTTGATGTACTGTTAACAAAATTGACCTCAGCACAATTGATGGATATTGTGCAAGGCCTACTAATGAAACAAAAGTCGTAACAATTTGTTACCTTATGTAATTATTTAATAAAGTTTACCCACAAGCCAATACATCAGAAGAGGTTTATTAAAATGAAAATTACGCATATAGAGTTTACCAACGTCTATGTTGCCCTTCAAGAGGTTGCAAAAATACTTAAGTCGGGAGGTTTTGCTTACGTACTTAAATCAGACAGTAACTCAGCAACGGTAAGTATTTTTAATTGAGCGAGGGAGCACAAACATGACCTACCGTGCGCAAGTAGTATTGCCAGGACAAGTACATACAAAGATGCCAACCTTCGAGACGGAGGAGGAGGCAGCCGAATACGCCGAACAACAAGCGGATGCCTGGCGACTCGCTACCGACTACAATACTGTGTTGGTTGATCTGCCAGTAACACATGCCATGAGGCGAGGGAAATTGATTACCTTGTAACGCAAGTTATGCTCCTTCACAATTCATAAAGAAGGAGCATATCTGGCATTGCAATAGGAAGAAGGGTATGACAAATGCCTACCAGCGGCGCAACTCGCACCGCCTTTCCAAACAGCGAGAGGCTTATGCAGTAAAGAAGTTGGATCAATTAATACGAATTGACCGCTTCATGTTATCCTTCGAGAATGCCTGGTATGCCCTCTACCATACGAATGTATTCGTGGAATATAAAGAGGGTTGGTATTGGGTAATGGGTCGCCGCATGCGTCATTCTGCACTTGAAAGGATGACAGAAATAATGGAAGCCGAGTTGCATGAAATTGAATTAGGAGAATAACAATGTCTGATACGTATAGAATTAAAATTAAAATTGGTGATTATGTTAGGTATCCCGATGGAGAAGTAGTACCCGTTATAGATATAAAGGGGGATCAACTTTTAGTTCGTACTAAGGATTTTGGTTCCTGTACAGAAGATCGAAAGGAAATGACCTTTGTTAGGACAGGAGAATAACCGTGGGCATGCTTAGGCGTGGCAATCGTGATACTCTCCTCACCGATCGTATCAACTATGAGAAGGCAATTCGTAGGTACGATCACGTTGAGGAGAGTAAGGATATAAAAGAAGGGGAAGAGGTTATTATATTCCTCATTCTTAGCACCTGCACAATTCTAATACTTGGGTCCATCCTCTCCATCATTGCATCCCTTCGAGGTATATAACAATGTCCATTGATTCCTTCAATCGTGCACAATCAAACTACGATAATATGTCCCCTCCAGAAGATGACCTTCCAGAGGTTCCCTCCTGGAAAATTTCGGAGAAGTTGCAGGAATGGGTCAATGATACGCCGGAATGGTTGTATGAAAGGCTTGAGGAGGCATGCCTGGAAGATTACATAGCAAACAGGCGCCTTCGTGGGCGTAGGCAGGAGCCATGATTACAACCGCCCTTTACCTTTTTTGGTTTTTCCTTCCTTTACAACCACTACATGGGCAGGTGCAGGCGCAGGAAAGGCATGAGATATGTAAAGGGGCAACCTTCTTCATTGTTCACGGGCATACGGCACCTTGGATAAAAAATAAGAAACTATTATGCCGCATAGGTGTACATGATTTCTATGAAGATAAGAAATGACCATGACTGACAAAATACCCGAAACGTTGCCGGTGCTTCAAGAATGTGCAAACACATTATGCACAGAAGAAAATGTCGAGCTTACTGTAAGGTGCAACGAAGTGCGCGCCACACTCACTCATTTTATAGAACTTTCCGAAATCATTAATGCCAAGCTTTGTGCAGAGCCCGTGGCGAGATGGTTCCTTGATTTGCGGGTGCTGAAACAGTGGCAAGATGCTCTGTCCGACATGAGGAACCTGAAATGACGAAGTATGAGTATTCGGTGGAGGAAGTGCGGAGGGCCGTCAAGTTGTTCGCCGGCTACAGCGCCACGCACCACGGCATCGGTGGCAAGCTGATGGATCTTGCACTCGCCTTCGCCGAGCGCATCGAGGCGGACGAAAGTGCGGTGCCGGTGGCCTCATTACATGCAGACGGATACTGGGCTTGGAATGGAACGCCGCCACATGAATCCAACTATGCAGGTTGGCGCATGGACGTATTCACCCACCCGTCAGCACAGGCGGCGCAGGTGGATGACAAGGTTGTCGTGATTCGCGATGGAAAGTCGACCACGCAAGGGCTTGTGCTTGCCGCTGCAATCTACATGGGGGCGGTGAAAGATGTCTTTGCGCTTCGGCCGGATGGTCCGCCATACAACGAACGGAAGGTGACAAAGGACGCTGCCGCATTACGCGCGTTCGATCACCTCGACGCGGCCACGAAGGCGTTGCGCTCGGCGATCTCTCATTTCGCACCCACTGCCGAGCCAGTGGCGCAAGGTGAGGCGGGGCCGTACTGTGAGAGGAGTGACTGCCCGTGCCGCATGGCAGTAGCAGATTGCCGTCACAAGAAGCCTCGTGGCGCCCAGCCTCCTGCAGTGCCGGATGCGCGCTATGTCGCACATCCCGGCGGGGACGGTAGCGTTGTTCGCCGGGGAGAAACTGAGCGCATGCCCGTCGCCGAAATCTTGGACGCGATGAACGCCGCCCCGTCGCCGGGAGAGTCGCCATGACGATGACGTTGGACGACGTATTGGAGCAGTCCGAAGTGATGCTTGGCGTTGGCAAGTTACCCACCACAGATCAACTCATATCGTGGCGCAAGGCAATAGCTCTGCACCTTGCGGGGATGGGTGAGCCGGTGGCGTGGTTCACAGACGACAACCGCTCCGATAAATCGTCGACCACATATCGAAAGGACGTCGCGGATCACTGGCGAATTAAAGGCTGGCCGGTAACACCTATGTATACCGCCCCACACATCAACTTTGCCGCTGTGCGCGAGGCGATTACACAACTCCAATGCACGGACGAGACAGGCCTGAACGCTGAAGCTTGCTATCAGCTCGGCAACAAGCTAGAAACCGCCATCGTTATGCAACCAAAGGAGACGAAATGAGCGACATGCAAAAAGACTTGGCGGAGGTTGAACGTCCGATATTTGAAGCATGGATACAGACGACTTCTGGATGGAAGGCATGTAAGCAACGCGGCAAGCCTATGCACCTTCGGCAAAATTCGGATGGTAGCTACAACGATCTTCGCGTCAATGATCGTTGGTTTTCATGGCTAGGAGCAGTCATCCAGCAGAACGCCGAAGAATTAGCTGACTGGGAAGAATTCGGTAGGCGGATAGAAAAGAGACTGAGGATGCTAGGTGTCTTAAGGTATTGAAGCAAGTAAGAGCTGATGAACTTCTGTGTAAATGGGAGGATAATAAAAATGCCTGATTTTCCCGAAGGTACAATACTGATCGAACTTCGAGGAATTTACGATGGCTGGTCGGTAGCCAAGTTGCCAATCGGTGAGTTGGTTAATCGCTGGGAACCTGGAACTCACAGGAATATCAAAACCCAGGAATGGATCAATGCGCAAAATTCACTTCTCATAAAATCTTGCGTAAAGAGGTGAAACCTGATAACATGACTAAATGAAAGAACCTCCAGCCAGCAAAGGAAAGGGATTATTTTCCCTATTTGATTCCGTACAGTGGACATCCTCAAAAGATGTAATAAGGAGTGGAAAAATAACGCACATCATTCCTTACGGTACCTACCCAGCCGACATTTTTGGGAAGGACCTCCGAGGCTTACGATATCGAGGTTGGTGGAGAAACCATGAAAGCTACATAGTTGAAGATGTAGGTGGGAGAAGGTGGTGGCCTCGTGTATGTCACCTATCGTTACTTAAACCGGAAGGAAAGAAAGATGAGCAATGTTGAAGAGATTTTTGCAAACCTAAAGAAGGAATTGATTTCCCTTGTAGGTGATTTGAGTGGTGTGCACAACGCCGTTGATGATGCTAGGATTGCATTGCAACCTCACCTTCCAGGAGTAGCACAAGTAGAAGTAACACAGGTAAAGGAGGTAGAGAATGCCGGGCAGGATGACGAAAACGAAGGTGACACAACCAACGCACCGTGATATTTGCCGAGCTACTGCCTCCATTGGTGCACACCTTCGTTGCGGCAACTGGTAGAAGGCGAATGAATGGTCCCTCATCCTCATGCAATATATGAAGGATATGGGATTGTTGAAGGAAACGGGTAAGTAATAAAAAGGAGGTGCGATGTACTGCACCTCCTTTATAATGAGCAGCGTAACAATTTGTTACGACACCGAGTATAAATATGACCTACACGCAATTCTGGCTCCTTATATTGACCGTGATTATTGTTAGAGTAATCTGGTTCACAGTAAAGCGATGATAGAAAAAGCTTGACGTGCACGAGAAGAACAGATAATATAACAACACGATTAAACGATTGACTGGAAATATTCCCCACGAAACAAAGCAAAGAAAGTTTCGCCTCTCCTGTCCTTAATACAGGTAGGCATAACCGCCATCCTTCATTGTGAAGGGGGCACAACAGCAGAGGAAAATGTAATGGATATCAAGGCAAAAAGTAAGGAACTGGCGGAGCCGATTATCGTTCAGTTTGACGTTCCTGATACGTTGAAGGCGTTGGTTGCAAAGTATGGTGAGGAGACGGTGCATGAATTGGCAGTGGCAGAGATTTGCCGTGCCATTCGTAACCTCACCCTCGTGAACAAGGCGAAGCCTCTTGCAGAAATCCAAGGTTTCGTTGATGGTTGGCAGCCTGGCGTTCGTCGTGCTCGTACCACCAAGACTCCCCTTGAGCGTGCATCAGCAGCGTTGTCCAGCATGTCCGCCGAAGACTTGGCAGCGTTGTTGGAGAAGGTTAAGGCTGCGAGGAAGTCCGCGTAAGGAAAGAAGTCTGCCTAACGTATCCCCCTGCGTTAGGTGATGAAGGCGCTGGCATACCGCCGCTTTATTTCCCCTGATAGAGTATGTATGCCCTTTGTGATATACCTTACTGAGGTGTAACTGAAACATGAGATTGACCCCGAGAAAGAATTCGAGTAGTCAAGGGTTGACAGGTATCCCAGTAAGTAAGGTGCATCACAAAGAAACTTAACGATAAAAAGACGAGAGAAAAACGATGGGAAAGAAGGTATATATTCTTGCCGACGGTGGTCATGATTACAGTGATGCGGAACGCTTCGGTACCCTTATTCACTTGACGGTGCCAACAAATGCAAAGTGGGATATTGCCGCCGTATTTGATTCCCTCAAGGAAGGTTTGAAGGATGCCGAACATGACGATTATATTGTTGTGTCCCACCTGACTAGTGTCTGTTGTGTTGCCACCGCCATCATGGTTGAGTGGTTTGGCCGTGTCAACTTTCTTATATACAGGTTTGATAAGTATGAGGAGAAGAATCTCCTACTTGATAACCTACCTGAGTAATAAAAGAATGCGTCCTTAGCTCAGTTGGTAGAGCATCTGTTTTCCAAACAGAGGGTCGTCGGTCCGAATCCGACAGGACGCTCCACACGCAAAAGACGATTGCACGATAGGAGAGGAAGGTGTTCACAAAACAATCTCAATACCTTGATAATACAAAAATTTCTACCTATAAAGAGTGCCCTCGTAAATACCTAATGCGACACGTATTGGGATGGACAGTTGATGGAGGAGGGCAAAAACCCCCCGCACTTGTGTTCGGAAGTAGTTGGCATGCCGGTATGGATGCTGCATGGGGTGCCAGCAAAGATGCATCTATTGGTGACAGGGTTGACCTTGCGATGGAAGGGTTTAGGAAACAATGGGAAGAAGATAACTATACCTTTGATTTGACAATGGAACAGCAGGACGACCTCGGTGCACGCACCCCTGGCACTGCCCATGAAATGTTCTACTCCTACATAACACAACGGGAGAGGATGATTCGTGAATGCACCGTGCTGGGAATCGAACAACCGATTGCGATGCCCTTCCCTGATCTAAAAGATACATGGTATGTCGGTAAGTTGGACAAGGTTGTTGATTATAACGGTGTTCATGTTCTTGAACACAAGACCACAACCCTATACCGTATAAAAGGTAATTTCGATAACGATTACTTGGAGAGTTGGAACTCTGCCTCGCAGGTCAAAGGTTACCAGATGACCGGTAGCATTTATTATCCGAAGCTGCAAGATGTGTGGGTTGATTGTTCCCTTGTACATAAAAAGGTACATGATGCCTTCAAGTTCGTCCCCGTTGCACATTCCTGGGATTTGTTGCAGGAATGGATCACCGACACAAGAAGGTGGATCGTATCTATTCAGGAAGAGGTGAAGGAATACGAACAGGTCGGAAGTCTTGAGAAGGGTACCTTCCGGCGCAATGAGGATAATTGTTATGGGAAATATAGCAAGTGTCCCTTCCTCAACATTTGCAGCACAACAAGTGACCCCACAAAATTGAAGGAAGTACCTGCCGGATATGTAGTTGATCGTTGGGAACCTTTCGATGTATTGAAGTTGGACAAATTGATAAGGGGGAATGATAAATGACCATTGATGCAAGGTACAGTATGCGTGGTTACTTCAGTTTGGAAGAAGGAGGTGCCTACATTCGTTGCCGTATCTTCTCTGGACCTCTCGGTTATGGACTGAGCAACGGCGTTCTAAAATTCCCTATCACGGAGTGGACAATAGCGAAGGAAAGATTGAGTGGAATAACGTGGTATGAGGATGAACAACCCCTGATTCGTAATTAACAATTGACTATTGGAGATATGTAATGAAGGTTCAAATCAAACTTGGTTATTATGGTTATATAGTAGAAAGAGAAGATGCTCCTACCTTGATGGAGATTTTTTCCCGTGCAACAACGGCAGATGGATCTTTTGTGGAAGTATCACTTGATAAGGTACCAGACCTTGTACGTATTGCCTTGAAGGAGGAAGTTAAGAAGGAGTTGGTGGATGAAACTGCAAAATATTCCAAATATTGGTTAGATGAACGTGCCATTAGTGATAAACTTCGGAAGGAGTTGGCTGAGTTGAAAGGGAATAATAATGAAACTTAATTTATCCAACATACCTTTGCATATGCATGAAGGTATTCAAGAATATGTAGACCATGGTTGGAGGCCCGGAGGTTTCTTTTATGCTGTGCTATGCAACGACCTTGTAGAGGCAGCCAATAAGGCGGATGATATTAACAAACATTGCCTTTTTGATTACGCCTCACTTCTGTATAATGATATACCCTCTGCTGCCTGGGGTAGTCCTAAAAAAGTAGGTACTTGGGTTGACCAAGGCGGTATGGATTATTATAAAGGAAAGGAGTAAGAAAAGTGCCCAATGCAATTGATAGCAAGGCTACAACGCAGCACCGTTTCCTTGTACTAGGTGACACCGGCTCAGGTAAGACAACCCAATTTCTAACATTGCCAGGTAAGAAGTTTGCTTACCTTTTCGATCCCAATGCCCTCCTATCCCTTCGTGGTTACGATGTAGATTATGAGGAGTTTTTTCCCGACTCACTCAACCTTAATGTGCAATCATTGAGTAAGGCGAAGGGAGGAGACAACGTAACGGCTCATAAGAATATCGTATATCAGGAATGGCAGAAGGATTTTGAAAAGCGACTCAAGGATGGTTTCTTCGATGATTATGACGTTATCGGCATGGACAGCGCAACCACTTTCCTTGATTTGATAATGGATCGCACCTTAACGATCAATGGAAGGGCAGGAAGTTGGCCACAACAGGATGATTACGGTCCACAAATGACCGTATTCACAAATGTATGCCGTACCTTGGTATCATTAGGGAAAACAATCTACATGACCGGGCACATGCAGATGAAGCAGGATGAATTAACTAAGAGAATCTTTCGTCAGCCGATGATGACTGGCCAATTGCGTAATAAAATTCCCTTGTTGTTCAGTGATATTTTTGTGGCGGAGGTGGAAAATGATGGGCAAGGACACATCCACCACAAATTCCAAACGGTACCGGACAAGATTACAACCTCAATACGTACATCCATCAAGGGACTTGAACCATTTGAAGATGTAACCCTTGACTTCAACAAACCTCTTGAAGGGCAAGGTTTGGGACACATATTGCAGTTGGAAAAGGAGGGAAAGTTATAATAAATCCCATAACAATTTGTTACGACTCCTCTCACAAAGAGAGGCAACAAGGTTCATAGCCTCCTCATTCGAGGAGAGTGAACAAACCAAAGCAGAAAGAGAGAAAATAAAATGTCATACCTTCCTGAAAATCTCGATGATGTAGAAGAAAGCAAGCCGGTTGCACTCGGTACCTATGAGCTTCAAATTGTATCGTGTGAGGAAAAGGAAACAGGTCCGAATAGTAAGAACCCTGGCAAACCAATGTTCCGTGTTCAGTTGGCATTCACCGACCTTGAATTGAATGCCCCTGCTATTGGGCATTTCATCACCTTGCCATATGAAGGTGACGAGAATGGTGCCTTTAAGCTGTTGATGTTGAAGCGTTTCCTTGCCCTGTTCAATGTCCCCTACAGTAACGATACTAGCACCTTGGCCATGAATATGATTGGTCAAACTGCCCTCGTTGATGTTGGACTCGGTGAACCAAACGAAAATGGTGATATGTATAACCAGATTCGCATTCCGAAGATTCGAGGTGAAGTTGCGGGTGGTCGTGGAAAAGCGCCCGTTCGTAAGGCGCGTGGTTAATAGGTAACATTTGCAATGTTTGCCTCCTCCTTTACCGGAGGAGGCTTTTTGCGTTCCTTCGAGGTCATAAAATGGATTCCACCAACAACTTAGATACGAAGGATTGGTATGTTGCCGATTGCCTATTATTAGATGCACAGAATCTTGTAAAAGAATTTCACTACGCGAAGGGAGGAAGCACCAGTGCAATTTACACACACGGATTATTCAGAAAGTGTGATAGTTTCCTCATGGGAATTGCTTGGTGGACACCTCCTACAAAAGACACCGCTCTCACTGTCAACGCAAGCGATTGGAGACGAGTCCTCAACCTATCTCGATTGGTTATCCGACCGGAGGCCCCAAGAAATGCTGCCTCCTTTTTGCTCGGAAAAAGTATCAAGATAATTAAGAAAGATAAGAGGTTTGTAAGCCTAGTGACATTCGCCGATGAGGCACAAGGACATAGTGGGGGAATATACAAAGCAACCAATTGGCTTTATATGGGACGTGTTGGTCCTCACGCAAGATGGATAGACCCCCGAACAGAACGGCAAGTAAGTAATGCACACAAGAATAGTACCGTTATGTATTCGATGGGTTATGTAAGGATGAAATCCTTCTACAAGCATAAATTTATTTTCCACCTTACCAAAAGTAACGGAGATAAGAAGGTGAGTCAATTAATTGATCTAGTTACACCTATAGAAAATCAGACGGACGAAGAATTACTGAAAAGATTGGACGACCTAAGGAATAGAAGGGAGGTAGTAAAGCCGGCAGCGAAGGCAAAAGTTGTGAAGGAGAAGAAAAAGGTACAAAAGAAAGCCGTCACTGTAGCGGAGAAACTCCTTGCCGATTTAACACCCGACCAACTTGCCATGCTACTGGAAGGATTGAAATGACTGTATACGTACCAACAACACCTGCAGGAACTCCTGTACCATATGGTGCCGGCGCTTTAATGGGAAAGAAAATAGCCGCTAAGACTAGGGAGAAGGCAATTGAAAACCTCCTAAAGGATGCAGTACATATGCCTTATAAGACTTGGGAAAATTTTGAAAAGCGCGGTTACACAATACAGGAATATCCTGATGGCTCATTTTGAGGGGAAAGTTGTGAAAGATAAATTGAAGATGATAAAGGTAACCGACATTATTGTTGATACCCGTTACCGTGTTGACCTCGGTAATATTGAGGAACTTCAGGAGAGTATTCGTGAAAAAGGTATACTCCAACCAATCACATTATCCTCAGACCTTCATCTATTGGCTGGCGGTCGCCGTTACACAGCTTGTGTGGCTTTGGGCATTGTAGAAATTCCTGCATTACTTCGTGTAATTGAAGGTGAGGTAGATGCTCGTGAAATTGAGTTGATTGAAAATATTCACCGCAAAGAATTCACCTGGCAAGAACAAGCCAAGTTAATTGCCCGAATACACACCCTTTACAGTGAGAAGGAAATTAATTGGACGGGGAGGAAAACAGCCGAGTTGATCGACAAAACACCGATGACTGTTAGCCGTGCCATCCGACTTGCTGCTGGTATGGAAGTCCTCCCCTCTCTTGAACAGTGTAAGACGGCAGACGAAGCCAGCACAGTTATTAAGAAGGCGGAGGAAGATAGCATCGTACAGGAATTGGCTAGACGTCAATCAGCAAAGGTACAACAACATGAAAACAATCCTGCCAGTACCCAAAAAGAAAAGGGTATGGCCGCCACACTTCGATGTGCCTCCGATAATTATGTAATTGGGGATGCCTTCAAACATATGGAGCATATGAAGGTAAATGGTCACATCAACCTAATAGAATGTGATGCTCCCTTTGAGTGTGCCAATGAGAAATTGACGAAGGAACTTTATAGAATAGCCGGAAAGGATAGCTGGTTGTTATATTGGTTCCCTCACGAACGTTACATTGAAACCTACTCCGACCTCATTAGTGCTGATTGGAAGGTAGACCCAACACCATTTGTATGGTATCAAAATGGCGGTACAAATGTGAAGGACCCAGCCATGCTGAGTCACAATCATGATACCCTCTTCGTATGTAGGAAAGGATCAGTAAAATTAGCAAGGCAAGGGAGTATGAATACCGTCCTTTGCAGTGATGATAAACCTTCTTACCATCCGCAACAACGTCCCCTATCATTGATAAAAACCCTTCTCTCCATCTTCCTTGATGATATGCAATTTGTTTTTGTTCCCTTTTGCGGGAGTGGTGTTACTTTGAGGGCATGTTACGAACAAGGTTTGCAGGTATTGGGAGTTGAGATAAGCCCCGATTACAAAAGCAAGTTTCTTTTGACCGTTGAGGAAGATACGAAAAAACTACTCGCGAAACAATAAGGTAAAATATCATGGATACTAGAAGCCGCCTAAATGATTCTAGCTTAAATATATTAATTTTATCTATACTAGTTAAACGACTTGGAGGAAAGGTAAAAATAACCCAGCATGATATAGATGATATTTCATATAATCGCCTTGAGGAAACAGTAGATATTGATGGCTCTCTTGAATTTAACTTTATAGAACGATCGACAAAACAATGATTGGAGTTCGCAATGTTCCTCCCAGAGCAAGGTAAGATAGATGTTCCTCCTTATGGAAATGAAAGGAGTAAGATTGCCATTGTCGGTGATTTCAGTAGTGGTTTTGATGTTCGCAACCGTAGACCCTTTAGCGGCCCCGACGGGAAAGTCCTAGAAGATTGCCTTCACCATGCTGGATTGATTCGAGGTGAGGTGTACATGACCAACCTCATGAAGTGTCGTTCGGATAACAGGCAATTATTTTTTGATGAGAAAAAGACAACCTTCACAGAAAGGGGTATGGAGTATGTACGCCTTTTACAAGCAGAAATGTCGGAAGTTGAGGCAAACATTATTATATCCTGCGGACCCGCCGCTTTTGCAGCTCTTTGCAGCCTTTCCCGCCTATCCCTTTATCGAGGATATGTATTCCCCTCCACACTTCTCCCTAGCAGGAAAGTAATTCCCACCTTCCATCCCTTTAATGCTTTGAGGGGTATGTATACGTACAGGTACATGATCGCAGCAGACTTCGGAAAGGCAAAGGAAGAGAGTAAATATCCCGAGTTGAGAAGGCCTGAGAGGCAACTCGTATACCACCATGATACAATACAAGATGCCCTTGATTGGTTATCCTTTTACGAGGAACAAACAATTGTGGGGTTCGATATTGAGGTAATCAATTATGAGGTATCCTGCATCAGTTTTAGTTCGTCACCGGAGCTTGCCTGTGTCATTCCAATATCAGAAAGATGGAACTTAGAGGAAGAATTTCAAATATGGAGAGGTATTCAGAGGGTACTTGGTAATCCTTCAAGTACGAAGGTCATACAAAATAGTATGTTTGATGTCCCCTTCCTGCTCACCCGAAATGGTATTACGGTACGTGGTGAGATACATGACACAATGATTGCTCATTCAATTATGTTTCCTGAGCTGCAAAAGGGTCTTGGATTCCTCGGTAGTATCTACTGCGGCAGTCAAGAGTATTGGAAAGATACTGTTAAATTTAAGAACATAAAGGATGAATCCTAATGACCGGCCCCTTAGTAATCTCTCATGATCCTAATGGTAAATGGTATTACATGGATGATGAAGGTACCTCCGATTACTTCGATAACACAGATGACCTCTTCCGTGAATTGAAGAAATTGGGAAAGGTAACAGATAATAATTGCCCAACTTGTCAGGATGATTAACCATGATACCCATGAAAAATCCAAACCCGACAAGGGATATTGAGATACGTCTAGGAAATTTCAACACCTATACTTTCCTCCTATCAGAAGGGGAAATAACAATATATGAGAGCCTTCCCTTTGTAGAATACGAGGCATGCCTTAAGGAGAGTATCCATTACCTGGATGAACTGCACGAAGTGAAACCTCTCCTCTGCCATACGAAACACTTTGGAGGTTACTATGAAAATGGATGAATCTTTTTTAAGGTACAGTGCCCTTGATAGTGCCTGTATGATTGAGATGCATAACAAATTTTGGCCTATGCTTTCCAATGGTTATGAAGCAACCTACAAGATGACAATGGATCTCCTTCCTGTATTGACCTTCATGCAAACCAAGGGGGTAAAAGTTAATCACCTGTTGATGGCGGATACGAAGAGGGAGGTATTGGAGAGTGCTGCCGATAAACAGAGGGAATTAGATGAACTGGTAGGCCACCCCTTGAATGTGAGTAGCAGCAAGGCCTGCGCTAGCTACTTCTATATTGAAATGGGTTTGCCTGCAATCATGTCTCCTAAGACAAAGAAGGTAACAACCGATGACATGGCAATGCAAAGGCTTGTCCGAGGAACTGCCAAACAATCAGGACTTCGTCAGGCAAAACTTGTGCAAGAAATTCGTGGGTTACAGAAGCTCTACGGTACATATCTCGACATTAATTTTGATGAGGATGACCGTCTGCGGGGAGCATACAACCCTCGAGGTACTAAATTCGGTCGGTTATCCAGTAGTAAAACTGTATTCGGCACTGGAATGAATTTCCAAAACCTCCCACAGGACTTCAAAAAGTTTCTTGTTGCTGATGATGATTATGTGTTAATTGAGGTAGATAAAAAACAGGCAGAGTGGGTTGTAGTTGCCTACTTTGGTAATGATGCAAATATGATTACTGCCATTAAGGCAGGTGTTGATGTGCATTGTCATACCGCCTCCCTCATGTTTGGCCTTCCTGTTGAAATAGTTGAATATGAGGATGATATTGTAGGTCATGCAACCAGCGCAGATGCAATCCATAAGTTGCGTATGGAGGATGAAGTCCTCAATAGGTTATACACAAGGGAATGGCCTCGTAGTATGTCCCTTCGACAGTGTGGTAAGAAATCTAATCACGGCCTTAATTACGATGAGCGTTATCGTAACTTTGCCTTGATAAATGAAATGGAGGAGTCGGAGGCAAAACGAATCATTAACCTTTACCATGAAATCTATCCCGGTATTCGTCAAGGATATGAAGTAGTGAAGAGGCAATTACAGAAAGACCGTACCTTGACAAATTGTTTCGGTAGGCGTGTTCGATTTATGGGAGAATGGGGAGATGACCTTTGGAAATCTGCCTACAGCATGATCCCTCAATCAACAGTTGTAGACAGCCTGAACCAAGGAATGGTTCGTATATACAATGATGAATACATTACAAGAGAATTAAATGTAGATATACTGGCACAAGTCCACGATAGTATCTTGATACAGGTACCAATCAAGGTTGTGAAGGACAAAGAAAAATATGAAAACCTGATGCACCGCATCTACGATTATGTTAGCCCAACCATAACCTACAATGGTAATGAATTCAAAATTGCAACTGATGCAAAGTGTGGTTTAAATTGGGGAGGTATGCATAAGCAATATAATAAACAAGGCATGCAAAAACTAAAAGAACATGCCGATATAATCAACCTCCTTGCAACAAGGGAAACGCATGGCACGGGAACTCACTAATTGGTTGGACTCATACCTAGAGTACACCGATAGTACGGAGTCCCCTATCTCCTATCATCAATGGTGTAGTTTAAGTGCCGTGGCAGGAGCATTGCAGAGGAGGGTTTATTTAAGGTGGGGTCATGAAATAATCTACCCCAACTTGTATGTTGTGTTGATTGGGCCTTCGGGAAGGACAAGAAAGGGGACGGCCCTTGGTATTGCTAAGGAAATACTGAAAGAGATTCCAGGTGTGACCGTAACGCCTGAGAGTAGTAGTGGTAGGCAAGCAATGATCCTTGCCATGAAACGTGCCTCCGTCAACTTCCAGGACCCATCCGATGGTAAGGTTAAATATCATTGTGCTGTCACGGCTTTCAGTGAAGAATTATCAGTGTTCCTTGGGCAAGGAGACATTGCATATCTATCTAATCTTACCGACTGGTATGATAGTAAGGATGACTGGGAATATGAAACTGTGGGGCGTGGTAAGGATACCCTTCACGGGTTATGCCTTAACCTTATGGGTGGAACGGCCCCCGATTGGATTCAATCAATGATCCCACACGAGGCGGTCGGTGGCGGTTTCACCAGTCGCATCATATTCATTGTGGAGGAACACAAAAGAAAGATAGTCCCCGAACATACCTTGACGGTGAAGGAGACAGAATTAAAGGGAACGTTGATTAATGACCTTGAGAGGGTGAGTAAGCTGGCGGGGGAGGTAACCATGACATCTGACGCCAAACAGGCATACGTATCATGGTACATTGAACAAGATCGTTTGACGGGGGAAGGACATCCCGCCATTGATGATCCTCGCTTCTCCGGTTACTGTGAGAGAAGGGCAACACACCTTCGCAAATTAATGCTTGTATGCAGCGCAGCAAGGGGAGACGATCTCAAGATAACGACAGAGGACTTCAAACGCGCCTTGGGATACCTATTGGATGCTGAACACAATATGTATAAGACATTTGGAGGCTTCGGAAAGAGTAAGAGTAGCGATGCTACCGAAACCATTAAAAATTACATAGAAAAAGTACAGTACACAACAAGGCGAACTGTACTATCAAGATTTTATCGTGACGTGGATGCCTTCACGCTAACACAGATTGAAACAACCTTAACACAGATGGGTTGCCTTAAAACGAAATTGATTACGGAATCACAAGATAAATCGTATGAATGGATCGGGAGTAAGCAATGACAACAATAGCATGGGATGGCTTTACCTTAGCGGGAGATACACAATCTAACGCCATTATTAAAAGAAGGATACGTAAAGTATTTCAAATTAATGAGAATTCATATTTTGGAGGTTCTGGTTTTTATGAAGATTGCCTTCTTGTACGAGATTGGTTAATCATTGGAGGTAATAAACCAACGATAGGAGATAATTTTAGCGGTATTATTATACGTGATGGAATTGCTTTTCGGATAGAACAAAAATTAATAGAGTCCCCAATACAAGAAAGCCATCATGCAATAGGTAGTGGTTCTGCCTATGCTATGATGGCTATGCATCTTGGAAAAACCGCGGAGGAGGCAGTGACACTTGCTAGCTTATTTGATTCTGATACTAACAATAATGTTACTATATTAAACTGTTTAATGAAGTAAACATCGTAACAAATTGTTACCTTGTTTACTACTTATACACCTTTTGTTCTTCCCGTACCCAACCTTGAAGTGCCTTCAATTGTTCTGTTTGATTATGGTAGAGTTCTGCTTCAACAGCATGCTGTGATGCAACGTCTGAGAGGATAACGGAACTGGTGCCTTCATTAGCAGCGGTGGTGGTGTTGGGAAGGAGCATTTTATTGGCACCGTTCCACAACTGCACAAACCCATTATTAATAACACAACGGGAGGAATCTTCATGAGTAACATAGACAGGGACCTTTTTGATAATTGTTGCGCCGACATCGTGAATAACTTGCACACGGGTAAGGTAACGTGTCTCAACCTTAGTCGTGATAACCTCTCCCTTTGTTTGTACTACAAGGGCAGCGGCCTTATCCTTACCAAGCTGTTCCAATACCCCTTTGCGAAACTCTCGGTGACCAAATCCCCACAACCCCACTGCAAGAAGTGACATACCTATAAGAAATAGGAGCCATTCATATGGACGGAGAAAAGAAAGCATGTATCACCTTCTCGGTCGAGAAATAATTTCCTGTTTAATATCCTCCAACAATTGTGATTGTTTCGCCAACTGTTGGTTAATTGGTTGCAACTGAGTTTGAAGTGAGGCAATTTGAATATCTTGCAAGGACTGGTGCTGCCTTATATTACTAATTATATCATACTGTATACCTGCGTTAAAAATAACGCCGGCAGTGAATATGATAGCGGCCGTTGATAGCGTAACATTGATCTTATGTTTAATTCCAGCAGGAAGATGCTCCACGGGATATCCTTAGTTAGGTGTGATACAAATTGTGTATTCTGCTTGCCGCCTAGCTACCAATCCTGGCAATTTCTTCCCTCCTGCATATACCCACTTCAACAACTCTTTACATGCCTCTGTTACCTTTCCCTCATTAATGAGGCGTAACATAGTTGAGTGTTTGAATTTGTCCTCCCCTATGTTATAGATAATGTCAGTAAAGGCAGCCCTTTGATTATTTGTAACTGGCCTATCAACAAGCTTATCAAAAGAGTTAAGTGCCTCCTTCTCATTATTAGCATTTATGGTTGCGCACAATTCAGGAGTTACAATAATTGTAGGATCAACCCCATGTGTATTCCCATCACAATTTGTCCAAACACCAGTAACATCTTTGTAGGGAGTACCTGGGGTAAGGGAAGGTTCAAAATATCCAACCAAGGCAGACAACAATACGATTGAGGAACCCCCGCCTATTGCGATTTTCTTCCACCGTGAGATAGTCATTGTTTAATAAACCTCCCAATAAATGCTCCCACAAAGATGAAGAAAAAGATTGGGTAGGTAATCCAGGTAGGTAACATAGCATGTTGCACACTATCTTGAGCACCGTACAGCAAGGCTAATCCAGTGCCAGTAGCAGAGAAGATTAGTCCGATAATATGAAACCTTGTCGAGTACAGACGAAGTCCCTTCTTCCAATCCTCAATTAATTTCATGCCATTGTCTCCGTACCCGAGGCTGATACAATTGTATACTTTGCGGGAGAGGTTGTCAAGGTTATACCTCCCTTCCCGTTCGTTGTATAGGCGCCTGTTGGTGTACCCGCAACCTCTACCTGCGTGACTGTCACCGCATAGAGGCCACAACCCAATTTAAAAAATTTATTAATTCCATCCCCCTGCCCAAGAGATACATTAGTGTAGGTATAGATGGCGGCAGGTGCTGGTTGTACCCAAGGCGCTGTCTGGTTATCTGGCACACCTCTAACAAAGTCTTGTGTTTGCCTTGGTTCATTATGTTTCGGATGAACATAGTAACCCTGCCAATTGCGTACAAGGTCACTTGCCTTCGCCTTAAAGCCACATTGGAAACAAACGGTATTCCAATCACCAAGGCGTAAAAAGTCTGCACGTCCCATCACTCACCTCCCGACATTTTAAACATCCTTTCCTGAATCTTCCTGTTACGGCGTTGCAACATCGCCTCCCTCTTCGATTCAGGAGTCATACCATAGATGGGATGTCCCAACATACTAGATATATCTGCGCCGATACCTCCCGTATTATTCTGCGACATGGAGAAGGGAGACATTGTTTCAAGGAGATTCTCTACACGATCCGTCGGTGTTTTAAGTGAAGGTGCATATCCTTTCGCAGAGAGGTATGCCTTCCCTGTTGCCTGTTGAGCAATGGCATGAATTGTTGGGGATAATTTATTAAGGAGTTCCTGCGCAGGGTCCATAACAAGGCGAGGAAAGTCGGAAAGTTCCTTCATCCAAGGAGTCTTTTGACCGTCCCCAAGATCAATCATAAATTTATCCTTATTCTCCATCATGGAATGTCCCGAAAACATCCAATTCAAGGCATTACCAAAAATGGTAGAATAAATAAGACTCTTCACCAACCAAGACCTGTGAAGATCAACCGCATTCAAGGGATGTATTGGAGAGCCTTCTCCTTTCCCGAAAAGTGCCTTCGTCCAATGCATTGTGGTGGAGGTAAGCCATTCAGGAGCAAGCATGATATTTTGAATGGCTCGACGCCCAGTCGGGGAGAAGGTTGACATAAGGAATGTTCTCATATATTTATTACTGACCTCATTCGCCATCCTTCGCCAATTCAAACTACCGAAAGATACAGAGGACATAGCAGCAGAGCGCCTCATTAATTCCTCATCGGTTGGCATAACCTTAGAGGGATCCTTCTCAATAGCCTTAATCCAGTTAGCCTTCAATTTCTCGAAATTAACATGTGTCGCCATACCCATCAAACCGCCACCCAAACGATTGAAGATGATATGTTGGTAAACATGGTCTATTGCGGCAGCCACCCTGGGCAATTTACCAAGGCCTGGAAAGAGTGCATTCAATTGAGACTCAAGGAACTTAAATCCCTCACCCATACTCCTTCCCATATCCTCCGTAAATCCAGCATTGTTGGACGGCACCTTCTGGCCTGTATCCAGAATCTTATCAACCATATCTCCTGGGTGTGGGTTTTTGATAGACTTCTGAAATTCAGTACTATTTGTTAATGCCTGAAGAGTTGTCTTAATGTTCCTGTAAGGGTTGAGGGACATACCTGTTTGAACATCGGCAAGAGTCTGCCCATGAAATAGGCTACCCATGAAGGCAATTCTTTTAAGTGCCGAATTGACAAACCCATAAGCGGCACCCATATGTGTTGGTGTATAGGAATCAAACATATGTGACATTTCTGCCACAATTGCGGGATGTACTGATAGGCCACGAAGGGCAGGATGATTAATTACTTGATAACCATAAGGTGCCCTTCCCGATTTAATTAGAAGTTTTCTTCCTTCAAGATCAGTAGCAACTTTAAGGGAATCAATGGCCACCTTAGTATGCATTGCCGCAAGCATTGACTTGTAGTAATCTGCAAAGGTATCTGCAAAGTTATCATGCTTTAATTCCATACCTTTATCAAGTGCCTGGGCAAGTGTTATCCTCAACTTACGTGTCTTGGTGAAGGGGGAATTTGTATTAAGTGGAGTTGATTTCTGTTTATTGAAGGCATCCATGATTGCCTTATTCTTCTCCGTATTAGCAAACAAATGAGTTGTATAATTCTCCAACTCCTTCATTGACATACCAACAGCTTTCGCCATTCCACGAATGTGAGCATAGAGAGCTTTGGCAGTCTCCTTCACCTTCTCCTGTGCGGGTGTCAATCGAATAGATGTATCACCCTCAAGGGAATGGGCAATGTTGAGACTATCGGCACCTTGCAAGGCATGCATTTGTGCTTGTATATTCTCCGTATGCCGCTGTAATTTTCCAAGGCTTCCCTCCAACCTATCAAGAGTACCGCTTGCTTTTGGAAGTGTATCGGCAGATTTCACATCCCTATACACACGGGCAATGCCTTTGAAGGTAATGGCACCCGCACCAATGCCTGCGAGGGCACCATAGAAGGCATCCTTCACTTTATGATCCTGTCCTCCCAATGTATATCCAGCGAAGGCACCTGCCCCCAGCAAAGCTGCCCTCTTCATTTGGTCGAAGGTTGCAAAACCTCCCTGTTTCCTGAAGTTAGCTCCGTGTCCTCTCTTGATTGATTCTTCAATCATATCCCTACCACGATTTAGACGGCTACGGATGGTACCAACAGGTACACCCTGCTCTGCTGCAATTTCTTCATATGACTTCCCTTCCATTTCGTAAGCCTTAATAGCCTCACGAATATCGGAGGGGAGTTTAGAGATTGCATGTTGTACCATGTTACTTGTTTGCCGAGCAATCATATGCTCTTCAGGTGTACCTTCCCCCGATTCAACATTTCTCGCCGTCTCCGTTACGTTGGAGACAGGTGCCCCGAATTGGTCATGGGTTGCACCATGGATACTCTCCGTAGGTACAGTCCTCCCTGACCTAGAAATTTCATTCAAACCAGTATTATGAAGAATAGTATGCATCCATGTATAGAAGGAACTATCCCCTTTAAAGGTACCCGCCTTCAGGTGCATAATTGCCTTATGAAAGACATACATGGCGAGGTCTTCGGCATCCATGCCGAGACGAGGACCAGCGACTCTCATAAGACCGCGGGCATTTCTAATCAAGCGGGGCATGTATTGTTTGTACAAGGCAGAAATGGCACCTTGGTCGTTGTTGGCTGCCTTCTTCAATACCTCAGATTCATTGGGAAGTTTATCCTCCTTGAGAACCATACCACTCAACTTACCTTCATCATCCATCTCACCTGTTTTTTGCAGGTGTTCAGAGATAGGCATTTCATGTGCTTGTAGGTGTGGAGATTGTTCCCTATTATATTCCACACGCTGTTCGGGAAATGCAATCTTTGTACTTACATGAGGGGCTAGTTCCCTCCTAGTAGTCTTATCAAAGTTAAGTCGATTTTGTACATTTACTGCCTGGGATTCCCCAGCAGACGCATTGTACCTTCTCCTTGCCTCCTTCTTTATATTATCCACCGTATACTCAGTAGATAATTGTTTATCAATCCTATCAATAGATTCTCTATAATTCTTTACCTTAATCTGATCTGGATTATTCTTCTGTAACTCTTCCCTAAGGAGTTTTTCAAGATAATCAGAATGATTAATTAAGTTATCTGCCTCCTCATTTAATTGAATAATATGCCTACCGACATTATCCCCCTTCGGTAGACCCTCCACATGTTGCACCGCATGCATTAATTCATGCGCAATAATACTACGAGGGCGAAGTCCTGGATCCTTATATTTAATGGCAAGCTGTTCTAACTCACCTGGATTACTAATAGTGATGTTACCTGTTACTGGGTCGTAGTGTGCTCCAGGAGTACCCTCCTTAATATGTACCTTAATTGAATCCATCAATTTAGGATAATTACGGGCAAACTCATCATGTTTCATTACTTCACGTAGAGGTACTCCACTCTCCTTAGCCTTCTGCCAGATAGGATCATTATGTGCCTTAAGAGACATGGCAGAATCATCAATTTCATGTAACCATTTACCACCAACAGCCCTATGATATCCAGTCGCAAGATTGATTTGTTCCGGGGTACGTCCCGCACTCTCCATACCCTCCGCAGCACGAACTAGGATTGGATTGAAGTCACGAGAAAAGGCACCGGCAAAGATAGCATGGTGACCAAACATAGTCATACCACCAAATAGTCCCTTAAATGTGCCCTCCTGCCGATGCCCCGGGCCAGCTTGGTAAGCACCATAGCCAGCAGCACCGAGTGTAAGGGCAGTGGCTGCAATGGCTCCTTTATTAATAGGACTAATATTCTTATCTGAAATGGTTTTATCAGAAGCACCAGCCACTGGCTGTCCTGTATCCTGCGCCGGCCTATTCCCCTGCCCATGCAATTGTTCTGGATGCCCCATATTATCATAAGGTTTTGTATCCAAATTTGCCGGAATATCCTCCGCAGTTGCTTTTATAGAATCCTTAGCCACCTTAGCAATATGCGGCTTTAGTGAATCTTGATACACATTATGGTCGACCCCATACATACTCTCAACAAGGTGATTCTCCGAACGTGTTGCAATATCATGTGCTTCACCATAGGAAAGTCCTTTACCTGCACGCAGCTTAGTTTCTACCTCTGCCGGAAGATGTGAATAAGGACCCATCCTCTCCTTAATTAGTTGCATTTGTGCATCACTTACGGGACCTGTAAGGTGCATGAGTGGATGTTCCACTGACTCATGATAGGCAACGGTCTGACGCACCGGCACCTGTACTGTGCTGCCCGCCTTATCCTTCATATCAATATGTGTAGGTGTATCCTTTGAGATGTGAATTATGTTACCTTCAGCATCTACACCACCATAATAAGGGACAACCTTAGTTGCATCAACGGGTGTTGTGGAAGGAAGGGGTTGCCCAGGCTCCCTTGCTGTAACGGGGCCTTTCTTCGGAGCCTCTCCTGTAGGTGTATCAGTATGCGTACGAGGTATATTTTCCTTACCAAGGGCACCCAAAGTACCACCAAGAACGGCCCCAGTAATACCGGCAGCTTGCGTATCCTTCTGACGAGAGAATCCCTGTTCCTGTACCTGTTGCTGTTGAGATATAATAGAATTAATGCTCGCACCTGCACCAGCAGCACCTACAACATTTCCACCCTTTTGCAACTTAGCAAGTCGGGATGCATTTGCCTCCGCCTTATCAGCTACATTGCCATACACCTTAATATATTTATCTGCTTTCTCCAGGACAGATGCCTTATTGGCAACATTATTGGTAGCAGCAAATTCCTTAATCTTCTGGGCAGAGGCAACAATCTCCCTCGCATCATTGGCTGCCTTGGTTGCTTTTACTAAATTTGTCCCATAAGTAAGAGTACCTAGTTTAGCCTCTGGAGCTACAAGGAATGCAGGGTCGGCAAAGGAAGTAATAGCATCCACGGGATTGTTTAGGATGGATTTAATACCCTCCTTAACCTTCTCCATAGTAGACATGGTTTCTTGTTGCCTATAATCATTCAATACTTGTTTAGCTTGCCCAACCTGCGTAGGTGTATACCTATTGGGATGTGCAACAATATCCTGTTGCTTCATTATTCCTTGTACGGATTGTTGCAACTTAGTTGCACTAAGATGAGGACTTGCCAAATCCTGTACTTGTTTAGATAAAAAAGATTTATTCAATAGATAGCCGACTACAGAGGGATGAAGGTCCTTATCACCTGCACCGGATAAATCTTCCCCCTCCTTTGTTTTATAGGTGGGTGCAAAAGAGTAACCTGTAGGGCTATTCAGGTCAATTACAAGTGTGCCATCCAATGCTGCTTGACCTGGATTAATGCCACCAGCCTTCATAGCCAACATCTCCGAGGGAGTTACAGGCCTACTAGGTACTGTTTGATGATTGGCATGAAAATTGGAAAAATAATTGTGTACTCCTTCCAAGGTATCTGTTACGTCACCTACAGATTTACTATAGTAATCCTTAGCACTCTCACCAACGGCCGACACAGCACTCTGTAAGGCAGTGTCAGAAGTGCCTTGATTACCCTCAACTTTTACGGGTGTTGGGATAGGACTGAAGTCATCCTCTGAATAAGTAGTAGGTGTGGTTGAGGCACCCGACATCTTAGCAAGAAGCCACTTCTGCGCCGCCTCCTGATTTGCTCCTGGGCCTCCTTCATTAGCCATAGCAGTTGCCTGCTTGGTCCAGGCAGTTATATCATCGTCGGATGCATCTACATTGTAATTTGTCTTTGGTAATTGTTCAGGTACGTTGGGTGTAGGAGAAGTTGACGATGCTCCAACGGGACCAAAATCAGTATCCGAATATGTAATAGAATCAGACATTATGATAAATCCGGTAACAAATTGTTACGAGGCATGTGAATAACAAGGGATATCAAGGCTGAACCCAACCCTCCTTAGTCCACCTCATCGCAACCTTCTCCTTAGTCTTATTATTAATCATCTGATATACCTTTCCTGGAATCCTATCAGATACATTCTTATGCAATTCAGGAGTAAGTGGGATTGGTTTATCGACGGTATCACCGAGGCCTGTAAAGGAGGCAGGTTTTGTACTTGTATCTGTGCCGAAGAACATTCCTGGAGAGGTAACAGTTGTAGGTTTAACAAGAGTTCCATTTGCAATAGCCCTCTGAGTTGCTTGTGCCACTGCCTGTGGATACGTAAGTGTCCTACTTTCATCCGAAGCAAGAATTTGCTTAGCCTCTGAGGCAATCTCTGTCAAGGCAGGAGTTACAAGATCCCTTGTACCACCAGAGGCAGATATATTAGTTCCTGAAAACATTGGATCATTAAGGTGTGAGGTACCATCAGCGCCATACAAAAGGTTGGCAACAATAGGCGCCGCCGACTTTAATTCCTCTGACGAGGGAGCTTTACTAACCGCACCTGCCTTTTTATTAGCTCCCTTCAATACAAGATCGGCAGAACGGTAGGCCTCCGTATTAGCATCCCTAATAGATGCCTGCCTCTCCTGAATACGATCGTGCATTTCTGTATTAGCAAGTCGCGCCTGTTCAATAGATTGAGTTGCCCTCTGTGCTGCCGTCATACCACTTTGTGCAATCTTCTGCATAATACCAGGTGTGTACTGAAGTTTAGCGAAATTCTGCCTTTCAATAGGTGAAGAATTAGGATCAGAAAGAACCGACATCTTCAATTGCTGAAAGCCTTCAGGAGTATCAGGCAAGGTAGAGGCGGCAGTTGCTGTCATTCCGAAGTGTTTTTCTTGCCGAGTCAACTCAGCCGTCTGCATTGCAGATTGTTCCTGCTGCTGTTTGATTTGAGAACTCTGATAATTCGTAAGGTTAGATAGTGCTTCACTTGCACCTACCAAATCCCCATGTGACCTAGCAGAGGCAGCCAGTTGCGTGAAGAAGGAAACAGGATCATTCTGTTGCGCCTGTTGTTCAGCGGTAGGTTGTGCTGGTGGAGGTGGAGTACCGAGAGGTCTTCCATTGACAGGATCAATAATAGGAGTCGGTTTCGCAAGACTTCCCTTCATCATATCATCCATCTCTTGTTGCTGCCATTGTGCCTTCTGTGTATTTTGGGCGGCAATTTGTTGAGCATTTTGAAGGGACAAGGCTTGCATTTGTTTAGCATAATCAATTTGATTTGCCTGATCCTGCCCTTGCAAGAATCCAGTACCAAAATTGGACCCTGCCTCTAATCCACTAAAAAGATTCATTAGCTTAACCCCATAGAGGCATCAATTTGATTGAAGGAGGCTGTATTGTCTGTATAAGCAGCCTGCTGTTGTTCAGGAGACATTGTATCATTACCACCGCCGCTGTTATTCCAAGCAGTGATACCACGACCAACAAGATTACCGATGCCACCCCACATTGCATTACTCTGTTGCTGATTAGCAAGGGCTCCGGATGTTTGTGCCTGAGCCGCCTGCGCAGGAGATTGTGTAGCACCTGACAGCATAGCAAGATCATTGAATTGTTGTTGGTAGGCATTACCTCCAGCATTGGCCGCAGCTACGAGTGCGTTACCACTACCTGTATAACCCTGTGCCGCCATAGTACGACTGGCTGCTTGTTGTTCTGCCAAACCATACCCACTGTCAACGGCAGATGAGGGATTCTTCATAAGGTCGTTGAGTTGTTGCGCTGCTGCAGGTCGATAAGAGGCATAGGGATCATAAGCACCACTACTAGCACTGCCACTGGCCTTACCTCCAGAGCCACCCATCAAAGCTCCTCCAACAACAGTAACTGCCGCTGCACCTACAAGTCCCCAAGTCATTATATATCTCCCAACAATAATTGCGAATCAAGTTCAGGGAATAGTTGTTTCTGTTCCTGAGGACGTATAAATATATTTTCCAGTATTTCCTGACTTGTTTCATTGTTCGGGTTTGGGTGAGTAGTCATCCAAATTGTATCGGTATGCATTAGAAGACATTTCTGCTCTCCTGCCATACTCTCAAATGTGCAGGGACCTTCCAAGTCTTGACGACCATAAATAGTCCAAAGGGTTACACGACCCTTTATAATAGTATTAAGGTGTCGAGTTGCATGTACCTTCCCAATAACACGGGAACCTGCGGGCATGAATATCTCTCTCTGATAAATACCTGGAGAGAAGTAATGCTTTACCTTAAACTCAAGCTGAGGTAAAGTTTTAAGATAGGCAACGGCATGATTAATATCAGATACTGTGGGTGCATAATTAGGTAAAACTCTAAATATATTCATATTAGAAATATTATCTGATTAATTTATGCATGAGGTATACGAGTATGTATCACTATTGCCTTTTCCATTTAACTTTCAATTATCAAGAATTTGGGAAGGGTGATGTAGGAGGAGTAAAAGCTGTTATATATCTAGCTATTCCTTTAGTCACTCTAACCTCCGCTATATTTCCCGCAAAAGGTGTGGTACCATCCCCGGTCCCGCCTATTGTTAAAGGTTTACTCCCCCCAGAATATAAGGATCCTGAAAAGCCACTACCTGTTAATAAAGATACACCATCCAACCAACAAAATACATTGGTAACATTCCTACAAATTGCTAGATGATGAAATACATTCTGTGTGAACTGTGATCCAGAGGATAGAAGATTTAAATCCCAGCCAGAAGCGGCTAAAGACATTAATACTCCTATATTATTTCCGGTTGAATAAATCTCAAAAGCTCCATAGGTTGCAGCAGTAGATACTCGGGATAAAATAGCCGAGGTGGCGCTACCTGTACTATATACCCAACATTCTAAGGTAAAATCACCGGAACCAAAATCCCAATCCACATTGCTAGAAGATATAATTGAGGAGGAAGCTCCACTAAATAAGGCAGAACTACCATTAAATTTATAAATAGTAGTACTTGTTATAGCACTCCCAACAGCAGTAAATATATGACCTTTTATATCAGGAAAAGTTGTTCCACCATTACTACCATTCATATGAAGTAAGGCGGTTACGTAGGAAAAATAAGGATCATGTGATCCCAGGCAACCTATAAGGGCGCTCATGGAATTACCCATTCATCAGTACCAATCTTTAATAAAGACCTAACACCATATTGAGATGCAGATGTTGCAGTACTCGGTACACGTAAAGTTACACCACTAATACCTACTACCGTTACAACACCTGCACCATACTGCATCCAATATATAGTTGTATTTATAGGAAAGGCTACACTACTATTAAGTGGAATAGTTAGGGTAATTGCAGATGCATTATTAAGGGATATAAGCTTATTCTGATCTCCTATTACGAGTGTGTATGTCGTACCGGTCTGTGTATTTATACCAGCAAAACCTAAGGAGTTATATAGATCGGTTTGACTAGATAATGTACCAGTAATAGTACCCCATATAGCAGTACCTGCTGCGGCAATAGGAATACCTCCAGCCGTTGATCCATCTCCAATATATGCTGTATTTAGGGTAGTGTCAAAACAAATCTCCCCTACCAGCAAAGTAACTGCCATTCGCTGGGTAGTTGTTCCCCTAGCTACCTGTATGGAACCTAAAAGAGTAAGGCTCATACATGTACCGTCCCTGCATCATATTGGTCAGATTCTCGAAAAGGAAGGGCTCCTCCATCTATTATATCATCATAGGTAGTCGCAATACTACCTCCATTAAAATTCAGTATACCATAACCAGCACTACCTGCGGTGCCATTACTTGCCGACGTCAGTCGTCCATCTGCCTGTACCGTCAAGGTTGCATTTGTATATGTTCCTGGGGTAACTGTCGTAGTTACGGGATTATATCCCCAGGTTGTACCATTCCAATATACGTAACTACTGGTACCTCCAGAAGGTTTTGGTAATGTAGAAATGCCTACAAGAGTTGCATTTAATACATTAATTTTAATCTGTGCGTTAGTAAGCCACTGATTCCAAGTAAATGTAACCTGCCCAGTATCCTTATCTGCAATAGGTACTGTGTTAGGAGTATTAGCAAGATTATTAGATTGTGTAGAACCCATTACAGTGTTCCTACGTCAAATGATAATTCCACGCCTTTCAATCGGAAGGGAAGATTATTATTGATTGTATATTTAAAGGCACGCCTCTTGAAGGTACCACAATTAGGTAATGTAGGGAAGGGAAGGGACATATCAATTTTCCTTGGTTGTGACCAAGTTTGGTAATCGTCGTCACTTACCTGCAAATACATTATTGCTCCTGTTACCTGATCCGTATCATGTATCATCATACCAAGGGTTTTTCTACGGGAAGAACCGGCATCAAATAGAGGTGTGATAAAAGTAACAGGCATCACAAGGGTATCGTCGGTCAAATAATTAGGACCTGCATAATACAAAGTCCCATTACTTTCATGCTGCAATATATGATTCCCGGCAGAGTCTCGGCAAGAGGCAACAATAGGAACATAATTCCCATTTGTATCCGTCCACTGTGTCCACCTATCCTGTGAAAGATCATAGGCAAGTGTAAGGTTGGCATTTTTAATTGTAAGAACATAAAAGGAATGCCCATTACATTTAATCTGCCAACTATATACAATTGATAGGTCAATTTGATTGAGAAGTCTATCTATTGCAGCATCAGAAATAATCCTAGGTTGAGTCTTATCCATCATTATGATTTGATTGGAGGCAGACCTATTTGTACTTATCCAGAATAATACTTCCCCAATGGATTGAACACTATCGGCGGAGGCACAACCATAATTCAACTTACCGGCGGGATAAAACTGAAGTGGTGACCCAGAAGGATTACCTACATCACTAAAAAATTCCGTTGTCCATTCCTTCATCGCCACAACATACACAAGTTGTTTCGAGAGATAAACACCACTATCAGGCTCAATCTGTGCTGTGATAAAATCAAGAGGATCCCAATCCCCCGTAACGGATACACTATTTGGTACACTACCCCAAATTACCGCAGGTGTAATATTCGTACCGAAAAAATGCTGCATTACATATGTTGCACCATTCAGATAGGCAAGCCCCTTCGTTGTATACTGAGGATAGTTAGCATTAATTGAATGAAGATTAGCAGTTAAAAGGCCTGTATCATCGTAAGCGTATCCTTGTGCACCATTTTGCAATACCATTTTTGGCGTTGCTCCCATAATACTACTGAAGGAATAAACACCTCCAGTACCATCAAGGCCTGTTGCAACAGAGGCAAGATTTTTATAAAGAGTAGTTCCAAAAATGGAATAGACATTACCATTCCAATAATATACACCTCGTCCAGCGGCAGCCCCAGCGGCAGGAAGTCCCCAAGTCAACATACCTGGGCGACGGTACACATGAGTAGCTTCATTGTGACCTACCTCCACGTAACAATTAATGAGTCGTGCATCTTTCCCCGTTGAATTATCCCTATTCTCTGGGCCTGCAACAAGGGGAAGTCGCATAGGTACTGCAACTGTTTGCGCCTGTCCCATTAACGAAACCTTCCAGAGGTATTATAGAAACGACTATCCACAGCGAATAATGTAGAGGCATCCTCCACATCAAAATTCTCTAAGGTATTTCGATAGGCAGTTGCCCTCTCTTGACACCTCTGCATTATGATTTGCGGCTGTCCGGTGCAAATATCATCTGCCAATCCCCACCTCAGGGCCATCCTCCATTCTTGCGGGAAGGAAGTATTATCCGTCAAGAGGATTGGATTCGTTGCCTGAACACGCATAAGAAAAGTTGCGGTATTTAATACCTCCGTATTATCGGGGGCAGGCCACAAATTTAAATTAAGGGCATATGACTGCTTGTCGGGGAAGAATGAATTAATGGTACCTGAATTACCGGATACCTGTGAAAGGCGTTCCCATTCATCCCTACTCAACAATACAAGAGGCCTTCTTGTATTAGAAGTATTAAGTACAAACCCCGACAATACTTGAAGGGGCTTGGCCATCGTCACTGCGGGACCAATCGGTCCTATAACATACTGTGTCTGGTTTAGGACAAGGGGAACTGTTACCTCCTCCTGAAGGAACAACTTGATACCTTGTGTTTGCCACAAGTTGATAATGTCACAGAGGCGTCTCATATGAATCGACAACTGCTCTGAGTTCGCCTCCGCACCTTCCTGTAGATAGCCGGCATCAAACATGGCATCATTGATAATACCATAGGCTGTATTGGAGGTAGAGTTCGCCATAGGTTACGCCGGGTAAATAGGTTGGAGTTTTACACATTCTACAATACAAGCAAAGGTCCAAAAATTGCCTGCCTGTGCTGTTGCCCCGGTGGCACCCGTTGTACCAAATAAAATATTACCCGTCTTACCAACCCCGGCATTATTAGTAATACCCCCAAAATTGGAAAACTCATTATCGTCACCTCCTGCCATACCCCAAAAAAGTACAGGGGCAGTAGCATCCCACCACAACTGAACATCCAAGGGGCATCCATGAGGAAGGGAAAATTTAACTCTATCCACACGGAGAGCGAGACAAGGAGGATTCATAGTAGCAATATTAGTCAAAGCAATAGGAGCAATGTCGGTCGGTGCTGTAAGATCAATCTCACCAGTAACCCGAATAACAAAGTTCCTCATACCATCCCTAAGAATTTGGGTATTGTATGAGTTGGCCATGATTAACGCTCCTGCGCTGCATACATGAAGTCCGCATTTCCAGTAATTGCAGCGGCGGTGGCACCATTACCAATTGAAATGGTGGGATTCAACAGGACAGCAGTCATTGTTCCCGTCAAGGAGGAAGCAAGAATCTTTCCAGTAGGTCCAAGAATATCGGTATTCTGTCTCTGCTGCCCAATCAAATTATTACCTGCGTAGATCAAAATATTACCGAGGCGATCGACGGTGAAGCCAAGGTCAATATCAGTGTTGGCAGTTAGCAACCCCGACAAGGTAACCGTACCAATAACAACACTACCAGTAACCACAGTAACAACAATGTTGGTGGAGGCAGCAGCCTTCAGGAAATAGATGCCATCCGTAATAGTTGTGAAAGGGGTCGTGGTTGTATCAATAAGACCTGCAATAAACGTATCATTAGTAATGTTATCAATTTGCAGGCGGCACAGGTAAGCCAACTTCTTGGTAGCAGTGTATTGGAAAGAAGCTACCGGAAGTTGAATAGTGGGATAACTTGCTGCGGTGGCGGCTGTGGTAAAGAGGATACGACCGCCAGAACCCTTCGTTGCCGTTGCAGCAATAGAACCTCCAGATGCCGTTGCTGTGTAAAGGGCTGCATTATATGGAAGGAAGTCATCCTCATAATATGCATAGAAGAAGGGATCAGGAACACCAATCTGACCGAGAGGTTGATAGGTTGCATCTTGAGTAAAGCCGGCGGTGAGACGAACTGGATTGCCCATTTTATTTGTCCTGATGATAACGCCATTATGGAAAGGCGTCCCCTACTCATAGAAGGAGTGGGGACGTTATACACCGCGTAACAATTTGTTACCTCACTTACTTCTTTTTACCTCTCTTATGTCCGTGATAGTTTTTCTGCCCAGGAGCGGCTTGTGCAAGGCGTGCCATCTTACCAATAACTCCACCAGGAACACCTTGTGCCTTCATCTGGGCAGCACGGCCACCATGCCCTAACTTATTACTCTTTCCTTTATAGGAACCGGACTTCTTAATAGTGGCCATACATTACTCCTTACGACTCCTTAACTACAAACCAACGGGTGCTGGTGAGGAAGTCACTGAACATTGAGGTAGGATAATCCAAGGGAACAGATTTTAACAAAATATCTGGTTGTCCCTCAGGATATCCCTTATCCCAAACCTCAACAACTACTTTATATGTAGAAGTGTCGGCATTTTCAATACGAACATGTTTGGTCATAACCTATCTCCTATCAGGGACCATTGCTACCATAGATACCACGTGGATCGGTACAACCGAGCGAGAACCTCATGTAACTAGCTGCCTTAGCATTCTTCGTATCGAAGTCATTATCCTGAGCGAACTCAGGTTTGGCCCTCCAAAAAAACCTCATACCATTCGGTACATTAGTACGGACAAACCATGCACTCGGCTGAGTAAAGTAATGATTCAACTTCACACCCTTCGGGAATGCTCCGGTAGCCTTCAACACATTAATGTTGTTGTTTGCCGTATCACTCTGAAGGACACTCTTGAGGATTCGCTCCGCATTATAATGTTCCTGCGGTGCAATATGCAACGACTGCCCCATCGCCGCAACCCTCAAACCCTTATCCGAGGTCATCTGCATGATCTGAATGCCCATGTCCTCAAGGGCCGCCTCACTCAAATCGGCACCGGGAGTCAAGGCATTACTGAAGGTACCTCCACTCACTTGCACATGTGCCGCACTAATCAACGGCTGTCCATCAGGCATTGCGAAGAAGGAACTATTAAATGCATTATTGTAAAGGAAAGCAGAGACATTTTCCACCGTCTGATTCATTGAAAATGCATTCGCCTTTGCACGCCGAGTTGCAACCTCCTTATACAAATTATCCTGAATCTCCTCATGAGTTACAATGAAACCGAGACCATACGCAATATGCGTGTAACGAGTTACATAGCCTTGCTCCTCACCATCATACTCGACTGGTGCACCCTGCCCTTTAACAGTTGCAAGGCCAAACCCAGTGACCTGCACATCCTCCTCATAGGCCTTCTTTGAGGTCTCACACTCATAGAGGTCCGTATATTCCACCGGATGTTCATTATACATCTGACCCCATACGGTATGAACACCAGGCCAAAGTAGTTTCGGGTGGGTACCAGTATTAATTACGCCTGCCATAGGTTATCTCCTTAGACGCCAGCCGTTGCGGCGGCAAGTTCGTGTACGTTGATCTTGACAAGCCACTTGGCATTACCGCCGAAGGAATTATCAGAACTACGATCCAACCCAAGCAGGCGAACTTGCAGGGTACTAGTGGTTGCGGGTGCATTATCCGTGGTGCTACACAACTGCCAACCAGAGGAGAAGCCATTATTCGTTCCGAGGAACAAATTCTGGTTAAATCCAATGGCAGCGGCGGTCATCTGCGTACCATTGGTATGTTCCTGAACCTTGAAAATAAGGTCGGGAGAGTCGGCAACGATAGCATACCAATCAGTTGCCTGAGCGGCCGCCGGACGTGTGGTACTATTCAAGTTGAGGGGATTTGCAATCAACCCCTCTGCGGTGCCAAGACCCATGATAACGCCACGGATGGCACCGGTTGCTGCTGCGAGAGTAATACCAGGAACACCATTTGCATCACCACTGCCACTACTAACAACAGGATCACCAATGGCATAGCCATGAGTGTCCGCAGCTGCGATCTGATAGATGTTACCCTGGCCGTTATATGGCGCCCCAGTTAGATGTTTAACGGGGGACAGACCATTAGGGCGATTTACATTTGCCATAGGGGTTTCCCATTATGATTTTCGAGTGAATAGGCTATTTTTACCAGTACGTTTATCAATGTATCGTCTCTTCCTGTCCTCGCCTGACTCACCTGAACTATCACTACCTATGGTACCGCCTTGCAATGTATTCGCTAATTCATCTGATTGTTTACCCAACAAAGATTGAGCATACTCAAAGATTTCATTGGGGCATTCCATCAGGTACATGCGTGTGGGACCTTCCCCACTTCCAATAGAGATACGGGTTCCCATATCACTATTACCTGTTTTTGAACTATCACCTGCAATGTCGAAATTATTAACGTCAACATCATCGGGGTCTACATATCTATAACCTGCCTGGACTGCCTGACTGAGCCGTGCTGGAACTCCCCGAAACCAATGCCGATGCCAGCCAGGTTTCTCCGGTACTTCCAAACGTAGAGTACCTCCCGTCATTGGCTTATATCCCTTTGGAAGGGATAACGGTGGATTGGAAGGGGACTGTTTCTCTTTCTGCACGGCCATAATTAACCCTCACTCTCTTTGTATTTATTATAGAAATGGTTTTCCCATTCCTTAACGGTCTTAAACATCTTTCCAGGACCTACGAAGGTATCATTATCCTCATGACAGACATCACGTGCCTCCTTCGATAGAGTGGAGAAACCTCCATTATCCCTACCTGACCTATTCGTACCTCCCTCAACCTTACTAACCGTGCGAACACCCTTCCCTTCCCTCTCCTCAAGAATCTTGAGGCATTTATCCATGAAGGCACGACCAGTTGACTTCTCCCCATCATCACGAAGATCGGCACCAATATTTACAAGTGCGCGAGTACGTTTACGATTGACGACATCACCTTCATCACCAAACCAATCATTTTCCTCATTCCAGGCAATAAATTCAGGATCAAGGCCACTTACTTTTGCCTCCTCCTTCTTCTCCGCTGCCTCCTGCTTACTCTCCTTGACGGCATTCTTGAGTTCATCCAATTTATCAAGGACGTCAAGTTCGGTATCTACATCCCCTACTTCCTTGGCTGCCTTCAACTGCGCCCTCAACTCGGTGCGGGCCTCCTCAACTTTCAGTTGCGTACTCTCCGTATAGGATTTCTGCAATGCTTTGATGGCGATCTGGGAGGATTCTACAGCCTTCTTTAGACTAGCAACCTCTCCGTCCCTTGTCAATAGTTCAGCTTTCAATTTCTTGACAGTTGCCTGCACGATCGGGAGGATGTGTTCCCCTCTCTCCACGAACTCACCTGCATCCCTCCAATTCTTTATATCACCTCGGTACTCTTCTTTCGGTACCCAACCCATCTCCTTCGCCTGCTCAACAATCTTGTCGTTGGCACCTTCATCAACACCTTCATTCTCTACTGTGTCATTCATAAACCTTACTCCTCAATACCTGCAAAAATGTCCCGGTCATTTACAAACCGATACTGTTCTTTATCCTTCACACCTGTAGCCATGTAACCGGCATAGGCACTAATCAATACATGCTCTCCTTTCACTGCACGAGGGGTTGATTCCTCCTTCCAACACTCCGGACCAATTGCAATAACAATGGCACGTTGCTCAACCGTCTGCATGTTCGCCTTTACACTGTCGGGGATAATAATTGACCCCTGTGCAATTGTTGGCTCGTAGGGTTTGACTAGCACGGCACGACCCTTCGGATTCAATCCACTATTATTCATTCCCTTCCCTCCAATTCAACATAATCAATTGCCAGTAAATCTCGAAGGGCATTACAATATCCAGTAGCTCCTGCATTCTTAACCAACATTTCCGTGGTAAAGGCAGCACTCATACTTCCCTCAGCCCATTGCTCCATCAACACTTGCCGACGTTCCTTGGCCCATACCATCAACATTTCCGTTACTGGATGGTCCACCCAACTGAGGAATAATTCCTTGTCCGCCTGTTGCATCTTGCCCTGTACCGTTGTCATTTCCGCCTACCTCTTTCTGCTGTTGTGATATGGAATCATTTACCATCTTTAAAGCATCAATCTGTGCCGTGAATGCAGCAATGTTACTAGCTGCGCCTACCCCTCCTGCCTGCTCCTGTGCCAATGCTGCCTGTGCATAGAGGGAGATTATTTTTGCCTCATTCAAACGTCTCTGCTCAAACAAGGAACTCATATATTGCAACTTCTTCCATTGCAGGTTTGCCATTGCTACCTGCACCTTCAATTGTTCAATCTGTACCTTTTCAGTTAAGGGTGGTGGTAACTTTCGTTTCATACCAAGGTAGACCTTATCTATGTTAGGTATCTTAGCTGCCTTCAATATGTACTTATTCACTTCATCAGGATCATACAGAAGGTTACCGCGAGCGATGGATTCAAGGAATTGTGCCTGTTTAAATCGTGCCTGATCACTCATTACATTGGGATCAGCAACCGGCACAACAGAGCTACTATCCCCAAGGTAGTCAAACTTACTAATGTAGGTATCACTACCTGCAAAGTATGTCTTACCGGCAGGAAGGTGAATTGCATTTAGTATGTATAGTTTTTTATACTCCTGTTTTAAGGAACGCCAGATACGTTTGAAAATTGCGGCGTATACCTTCTGCCCCTGCTCAATCATTGTCTGACTTGTTTGGGCAGGTGTATTCTGACCTGGATTCCCTCCCGTACTAATATCAACCGCTCCACTAATTTTCTCCGTATAATTAATGAGAAGGGAGAGAAGTTGATACATCACATTACTTGGTTCCCGCACAGGCAAGGGGATGACTGATTTACGCAAGTCATCCCCATTGCTATCAACTCTATTCCACTCGAAGGGGGAAAAGTTATACACACCTCCCCGGATTTTTGCGCCACGACCAAGAAATCCCCCCGCAGTATTACTGATTGTTCCTGAGTCGAACAATTGGTTGACGGCACTATTAACAGATTCATTTAATGGTCCCAGCAAAACACCGTACCCAATATCCATAATACTGCCATCAGCAGAGGGGATGAAGGGAATTTTCGTAAAATATTCATGTGCCTTGATGCGGATTATTTCCCCATCTTCGGTACGCTGAACATCCTGTTCACTGTTAGCACGGGCTACAATACGAAGCACACAATGGGTGGTACTCTCAATGGTTACGATATATGGTTCTGCGTAACCATCGCCGTCAAGATCAAGTGTACGGTGTTGTTCAAGAGCGAGGAAAGGGGTGCGTGTATCAGGTTGTGGTTGATCCATGCCCGATCTATTATCTACTTCTACATCCTCCGCACTCTGCTGCACCTGTGGAGCAACTTCGGTGTACCATTCCTCTTCCCTTACATCCCTATAAGTGTCGGTCAATATACGACTATGTATCTTGTTGCGAGAAAGGGGAATGAGGTGAGTCTTTGTATAATCCTCAACATTCTTTGCCCAGTAATTAATTACTAAATCTCGTGCCAATACCAGGTCACTTTCATTGCGTCCAAACTCCCCACTGAAGTAGGTCTTTTTCCACGCCGTACCGACGATTGGTACATTCAACAAGGCACGATCTGTCTGCTCCTCCCAATCTTCATCCTCCTCCAGAAGTTGCCAACTCATGTGTGTTGATACGCGTTCGGCGCGCTCCATCTTTTTCCCGTCTGGATCGGGACCTATCACACGAGCCTGTACCACATCAATACCATCTACGATATCGGGATAGGCACGGCTATGGAATTGCAATGCAGCAATCGTAATAAGAGGAAAGGCGATGTTACTGCAACCTGCCCAAGGGAAACTTTTATCCTTCTGAATCTGCATGGCAAGGTCCATGCCAGCAGAGTTACGCTCCAACCAGTGTATGCGTGATTGAACATCTGTCTGATAATCCTCCCACACTAGGTCGCCAATCTTTTGCAGATCAGTATCTGTAAATTTATGACAGAGGTTAGGAGAATCAATTGTCTCCTTGTCAAAGGTTAATTTATTATCAAGATCAAGCATCTGTATGTCCTATCATTATAATCAAGATCGTAACAATTTGTTACGTGTTTTAATATCCAGTATGCCTGTTACGACCAATCGCATTTTCTCTATAATATTGATTTTCTTCTGCCTCGAGGTCGTCCTCTTCCTCGAAATCTTCCTCCTCCAATTGCCCTATCATATCTAGGCCAATACAGAGAGTGGCATCACTATCAAACTGATCGTCCAATTTTGCCTGTTTCCCCCCCGTAAACTTCAACAACTCTTCCTTATGCCCAGGATACCATGACCCCTTAGTATCGAATCTCATCATGCCAGACTTCATTCTCTTCTGGAAGGAACGACCCCTCGTTGCTTTATCCTTCACAGGATTTAATACCTCAAAGTTGAGGTAGATATCACGGTCCTGCATTTCATTACGAATCATGGGGTATACGGATTTCCAAATTACTCCTCCTTCAACGAAGAATAATTCTGGTTTCCATCTCTCCTGAATGGTGAACATTTCCTCCATCCATTCAACTGAATCCCATCTATTTACACGAACATCTGTTACATGAGTAAGATTATTTATATCTTTCCCACCAATAGTAAAAGAGGTACGATTTGCTAGGTCAGCTTTGGAAACAGCAAAATCACAACCAACATAATACTTCTTTTCTTGTGCAAAGTCATCCTCATTCATGGGAATGAATTGTTCTTCCTTAAGGTAGGCGTCTGCCATGTCTTGAGGATCATTAAGGAACTCTTGTGCGTAACCGCCTGGGTCTCCGTCCTCCTCAAACTCCTCCTGTTTATCCCTCAACTGTTGTGCGGTCCATCTTTCTGGCCACAGTATATTAGAGAAGTCATCGTAGGATTGATGTGCCTTATAGAAAAGGAAATGCCATTTTTTATTCTTCAACAGGCGAGATAGAAGGGAATCTTCGTGAAGGATTGTTCCATGAACTCTTATCTTTCCTGTTTTGGAGAGCGCCTGTTTACAGGCCCGAAAGAACCATCTACGAAATTTCTCCCTTCGATCCTTACTCTCGACCTGCTCATCATCCTCCATATCATCGCAGACGATAAGATTTGGTCTTTTTCCATTCCACAAGGCACCGCGAATTTTCTGTTCCGAACCTCTCGCATTAATTCGGAACCTATGACCGTCATCACATACAACAATAATTTCTGTCTTGGCGTCACTCTCAAACCCTACAATACCAAACTCTTCCCTAAGGTCTATATTATTATGCAACTCCTCGCTAATGTTACTGAGTTGTTCACTTGCCTTCGGCTCTGTACTACCTATCAATATAACATAATCAGAGGTACGAAAACATACCTCCGCCATTATGTAATCAAATGTCAGACCTGTTGACTTGGCATGGTCACGAGGGGCAATACAACCACAACTATCATAATCACTTGTATATAAGGCCCATGCCTCCCTATGAAAGGGGGGTGTAGGCATGGCATTATCATATCGGGGAGAGAGGAAGGTACCTGCAAAAGCTTCCACAAGTTGTGAGGTAAGTTTTACTGCCATAGATTTCCATGAACCTCAAACTGTAACCTACTTCCGCTATTCATACCAATACGCCAAAGGGATGGATTCGGTATGTAATTGCTAACACTTGTAAGAAGAACATACTCCGTACCATAACGATCTCTCTGCTGCCGATAACAGAGATTGTTGTTATTGAGGTAAGCGAGGATAACATCATTTGATCCTACCCTTGTTGGAATTGACCTTTTATCATCCATAGTTACACAGGGAAAGGTGACAGTAGAGGACATAGTAACAAAGGCAAATGAATGCGATGTTGGATCATACCAATAATAACCTGCACCATTTACATCAACATAGGATATAATTGGAAACATATTTTGATCAAATGCTAAACGTCCCCAGGTTACGTTTGTCCTACTGAAGAGGTAAATAGGAGCAATCGTACTTGTACTAATGTAAAAATCTCCTTGCAATCCATTTGGTCTAATTTCAAGATACCAATTCTGTGCTTGAAGGCCCTGTGAGGGATTTTGTAAACCAATACC